GATCTTCTTTAAACTTATCTTTTTCTTTTAAAACAGCTAATTGAGTTTCTTGTAGCTGCTTGTTAATTTCAAACTCATACTGCATTAACTCTTTCTTTATAGCAGCTTCTCTTTCAAGTTTTTGTATTTCAAGTTGAGCTTTTACTTGTTCAAGCTGAGCTTTTGATTCGTTTAAAGCTTGTTGCTTTTGTAAATCAGCAGCAGCGGCAGCTTGAGCAGCTTGAGCATTAGCTTGGCTTTGTGCTTGTATGTTAGCTTGTTGTTGTTGTTGGTCTAGCTCTTGTTTTTTCTTACGTCTTATTTTAAGAAGTTGATTTGCTAATTTTATGTTACGTACTTCTCTAATATCAATAGCATCTTCAAGATATATTTGACCAGACTGTAAAGCAACTTGTATATTATTTTCTAACTTAGCTTTTTCTTCTTCGTCAGGAGATAATTCTAGAAATATACCAAAATCGTGAAGGTATAATTTAGACATTTCTTCTAATGTAGATACATTGAACTTACCTAAGCTTTTTATAAATGACTCTTTAGTTGGAGAGTACTCTATAACGTCAGAGACGCGCATAGCGATGCACTCTGCCATAGTTAAAGTAATGTATAAGCTTGACTGTAATAAATGTCTTGTAGCTGTATTAGAATTAGCAGCTGCTAGTTTTTGTAAACCTACTAAAGCATTTTTATCAGGCATACTACCGTCTCTAGCTTCATTAAGACCAGTTACGTCACGCATCATTTGTAGATAATAGTTATAAGTGTTTATTAACGAGCTTATTTTACTACTACCACTATTTGTACTTAACTCTCTAATTGGTATACTACCTCTGTTCATATCACCATCCTGAGTCATTGATCTACCAATAACACTACCAGTTTGGAAATACATATTTAAAGCTTCAGCTGGGTTGTAATTAGTTCCATTACCTAAGTCAACCTCAGCTAAACCATCAGCATCTAAATAAACACCATCCGGTACCATTTTAGACAACACTTGTTGTAATTTTAGATGAGTTATTTGTATCATATCTGCGAAGTTAGTCATACGGCTAACTAAGCTTTCTATACGTCCCTCGTACATTCTAGGAGCACAGATGGCGTAACTCATTTGAGCCTTTGTAGTATCTGCTTTTGGTCGCATCATATTCTTTTTGAGCTCCCATTTTAATATGTCTTTACTACCTACTACTTTAACGCCTTCGTATATAACTTCTATAGCTCTATCCACTTTTTCAAAATCAATTGAAGCAGGTGGATTAAAAGTATCGTCTTTTTCTATAGCTTTTTTACCACCACTACCCGTGGTTTTTATTTTGTGAACTTGATTTGCAAATGTTTTATATTCAAAGTATAAAACAGTTACACTATTCTCTTCGTTGCTTTTAGAGTTATAATCAGATTTAGAGTTGTAATAACTACCACTTTCCTTATATTGGTTTAGCTGATCGTCTGTTAACTCTGGAAACTGTTTTTTTAGTTCGTTTATATATATTTCTTTTACTTCACCAACGTAATATATATCGTCAAAGTATGGTGAATCTGTATTAGAGTAAACTAAATCAGCTGGATCTACATATTCAACTTTAATACCTTCAGCTTTATTAAAAGAACTTTTAGCAGCACCAATACCTATAATAGTTAAATCATTGTTAACTCTTCTGGATATATGCTCATACTTGTTTCTATCAAATACACTGTTTATAGCTTCTTCTTCGGCTATTTCTATAGACTGCTTATAGTCTAATTGCATATGCAGCTCTAATTCTTCCGTAGTTTCAGGTAATTTACTTTGATCAGTTTGATATATGTCTATACCTAACTGACTAGCAACAGCGTCATTAAAAGGTTTAGCCATCATATCTTCGGCTATTTTAGTGACGTAGTCTGTTCTTTCTTGTATCGATGCTGGATCTTGAGAATAAGCTTTTATGTCGTAAGATCTATCTGCCATACCGTTAACTACTATATCTACAAACTTAGGTATAATAGGTACTGGCTTCCAGTCTAAATTTAAATAAGATAAATCACCGTTAACAGATAACTCATCTTTATATTTTCTAACAGACTGCTCTCCTCTAGCATACAGCCTTAGTGAGTGAAAGGATCTTCTAGACGCCTCATATCTTCCGGATGAGTTCTTACTGTCATAGCCTTCGTTAACATTAAACCACTCTTGCTCTATAGCGTTACCTACTTTAGAACCATACTCGAGAGTTTGTTTTTCTAAATCACTAACCGCTTGGCTGGGAAAAGAACTTTTTATAGCTTTATTAATCATTTATTTAAATTATTTTTGATCTTGATCCTTTATTGTCATATCTTTTAATTCCAAGGTTTAGTGTTAACTTTTGCCTCTGTTGTGTTGGAGCATAAAGGTTCTTGTTGCAAGCCATTATAGCTAAACCAGAACTTATAGATGCGTCGAACTTAGTTCTATCATTTATATCAAACTTTGCCCAGTCCTCTAGTGTTCTACTAAAATACATACTACCATATCCTTCTTGTTTTAATCCTACGTGTTTTTCTATATAAGATTCTATAGCTGAAGCGTGAGACTGTTTCATATCTTGAGAAGAGTTAGGTATACCACCTATTTCTCTCTCTGTAACCGACAACTTATTATAAAGCTTGTCAGGTCTGTTCATAGAGTAACCTCTATAACCTCTTCTTTTAAAATGATACAATAGCCTTGGCTTATTGTTTTCTGCTAATATAGGCATACCATAAAACACGCAAGCCATAAGCACGTCTTCAAAAAATATTTCAGCTGTTTGAGGTCTAGCAACATATTCTAAAAAAAAGTGATTAGAAGGAGCTTCGTCCATAGTAAACTTAGTAAGACCGTGTAAAGCTCCGTTAGAACCTATACCATCTATAGTACCTGATATGTCATAACTATCACAACCAAACGCGCCTAAGTGATCATTAGCAGGATATTTGATACCGTTTTTTAGTATCATACTATTTTGCATTTCTAATTTAGGTATCCAAGTTACTTTAAATCTACCGTTTTTATTTGGCATAAACTCTACAGCAGTATCTTTTACACCGTTTTTCCATTGAAAAGAACCTATAGAAACAACACTTGAATTACTTATGTCGTCGTTATAATCTATTTGTTCATATATTTTTGTTAGATTAAAAAGCGATTGTTTGGCTTCATCTCTAAAAGCGTGACTCTCTGTCCTTGGAAACTGTCTATAAAATTCGTTTAAACCGTCTTGATCTTGCTTTAAACCTTCAACTTCATTTTCCCAATAATCTATAACACCTTGCGTAATCTGTTCTCCAAACGAGTCAAGGACTTCTCCGACTGGATTATCGAACACAGGTTGTCCATACATATCAATATATCCTTCGTAGTTCCATTCCATAGGTATGAACAAAGAATATAATCCGCTACGAGTCTGTCCATTGCGGTTTCTTTGTGTGACGTCTGAGTCATTGTATAGTTTTTTAAAGTTATCACCACCTTTGTCAAGAGCATTGCTCGTTGAACCCATCATACATTTACCTATAATTCTAGAACCTAGTCTTAGACAGGTTTTTGTAACTCTCCAGTTGTTTAATATGTTATTAGGTTTTTCCCACTTACCACTTTCATCGTGTACAAGTAGCCTTAGTTTTTCACCATCATATGAGTTATCTCCTGTGTTTTTCCAGTCGATAGTAGTGTCGAGTCCATCAAGTTCTTTAATAGCTTCGTTTGTTTCAAGCTTTTTTCTAGTAAACTTACTTGCTGGTACTCTGTATGCAAGCTCTGTTTTTGGTCTGTCCATACCATCTTGTATGGGTTTAAAGAAAAACGGGTAGTTGACGGATATTGGTACAACCTTGTCTGTAAACATTTTTTTTGCATCTGGTCCTGACTTAGATAATATACCGAATCTTGAATCGGTTGATATTGAAGCCATATTGACTGTTTCGCCTGATGCCATAAAGGAAAATCCTGAACGTCTGTTTTTAAGGTAGCACATTCCATAACATCGTTTATCTGCTTTGCAAGCTTCCCAGAATATAAAGAATAATCTGTTTGACTCTCTAAAGTCTGGCTGCCCAATGTCAATTTTGGACCACTGCAAGTACATAAAATGAGTACCAGTAATGTATGTAGCCAAACCTCTGCTATAGAACCAAAAACCTTGTTCCCTTTTGTTGAATTCGTTGTCGATGTAATCATACCATTTTTCCTTAAAGTCCATTGGGTATTCTTCCCAGTCAAATTCAGACTTTATTTTTTTTAATTCTTTAGGGTACTCTGTGTACTCCCATTTATCCGTTTTAAATTTGTGAACATTATTAGCTTTAGGTAAAGCTATTTTAAGGTTTTGTATTTCGTATATTTCACCTATTTCACCAGTTTTACTTATAACTACTATGTCGTAGTCTTCGTTGTAACCATATTTCCACTTTTTAGATTTATTGTTTTTAGCAATAGTATGTGGCTTTATATGGTTGTCGAGCACCTTGTATAAAGTTTGCTCGTACATTATTTCGATCTACCTTCAGCAAAACCTTTAAAAGTTCTTTCTTGTTTAGCTTCTTTTGGTTTCTCGTTTAACATTTCTTCTTCTTGCTGTATTCTGCTTAATATTTCAAAAGCATCGAATATGGCTAGTTTTTTAGTAGCTGCAGCGTTCTTTAGTCTATCAGCTGATATATCATCATCAGAGTCTACAATAGGTTCTTTGGCTACTTTAATAAGTTCGTCCACAGCCTTTTGCCCAGCTTGGATTATATTCAACTTCGTCTCCTTTGTATTCATATTTAATTGTAATATCATTAGTTCGCATACGGTATAATCTATCTTCTTCTATAATAAACTCATACTCGCTGCTAGGGCTAAACCCAACTAGGTCTCCCTCGTTTATTTTAAAGGCTTCTAGTGAACTATTACCGTATTTTAATATACCGATATGC